GTCTTAGGATTCTGTCGTGCAGCTTCTTCAGCAGCCTGTTGTTGAGCATCATACACAGCAGTAGGCTCTACAACCTCTTGCGCTTTTTGACCAAGCAACCCACCACCAGCACCACCAGCAATACCGCCAATGATAGTACCAACAGGGCCAAGAGTTGACCCTAACAATGCACCACCTAATGCACCGCCACCACCACCTAATATACCACCACCATGGGCAACGAGTGTACGACCGATAGTAGCACCAGTACCAATCTGTTGTTCTTGTTGTACTTGCGGTGGTTGGTATGACTGTGCTATTTCAGCATCAGAATAGCCCATTGAACGGAAATGTTCTAAGTCAGCTGGCGGGATTGTATTTAAGTCAGGCATGGTAATTATTCTCCGAATAGTGATTGGTAAGCTTGATCTCCGTAACCTTGTAGTTTGTGTAAACCATTAACAAAATGTTGTGGCAACTGAGCACTTTCTAAAGCTGCCTCTCCTTGACCTAATGCAGCAGGGATACCGACTAAGGGATTCTTTGGGTATTGATCATCTGGTGTGCCAACAGAATACTGTGCACCTACTAATCCATCATTAACCTTTTGGGAGTTGAGTAGATCCATCTGCGCTTTTAGCGCACTAACCTTCGCACGGTGAGTTAGATCTTTTCGACTTTGCTCTCTGTCGTTTAACTCCTGAGCAATCATATGCTTCACAGCAGGAATAGACAAAGCTTGTTGAGTAACATCTTGGCCAGTATTCTTATCAACAACACTGTTCGTTTTGGGATTGATTAGTAAATCTGGATTAGCAGATACTGGCGTATAGTCCCGAGCGTTGGCTAGATAGTCTGCACTGACCTTACTACTATTTGAGCCAACGCTGTTATCTTGGTGAGACGATCCCGGGAGATAACTACCGGAGGATATCAACTGTGGTTTAGCTGGCATGAAGCCGCCAGCAGGGCCACTTGCAACAGCAGGGCCACCAGAACCACCCTTAGCATTCATGACACGCATCATGTTGGCATAGGTAGGATTAACACCGGGGATTTCAGATACACCATTATCGCCAACATTAGCTCCAAACATGGTATTAGCACCACGTTGACCTATTAATCCAGCATTGTATTCGCTGGCTACACTGTTTAGGTGTTGTGCGTGCTGATTTAATCCTTGGTCACTAACACCAAACATAGCAGCTGTGTTATCATACTGCGATTTTAATGCTGCAGTTTGCGCATCTGTAGGTGCATTTTGCGCAGCTGATTGTGCAGCAGTGATGTCAGCAATTGTGCGGTTTGGGTTTATAGATCTAGCACGTGTTAGTGCATCAGTGTTCAGGGCAGCAGCAGTATTATGAATGGTTGGTTGCTGAGAGTCATTAAACTTAGCCTGCCCCAAAACAGTACCAGCATTGGTTATGTCAGCTTGTCCACCAAGAGTTCCTGTGATCTTTGGCGCATCAGTGTTACCATAAGCCATTGCCTCATGCTGTTGGTTAGCGTACGTAGGAGTATACATACGGTTTGACTCTTCCTGTTGAGCTAAAAGCGGAGAAGCTTTATACCGTGCGTTGAGGTCAGAATACTGTTGAGCAGTAGGCGAGATCATCCGCATGAGGGTGGACGGATCTTTGTACAAGGTGGTGGGATTACCTTGTGCATCAACATAACGACCGTCAGGTGTAACCCTGACATCATCTGTGACTTCTGGTTTGTACAGACCGTCTAACGCGTGTTCAGCTAAAATGGCACCTAGCATATATTAAGATTGTTGAGATTGTTGCTATTGATCTTGGTTTTGTTTTTGAAGATCATTGGACGATTGGAATCCGTAGTTACCCTTGAAACTATCAAACGAACGACCAAGTCGACCTTTCGTGATAGGCGCAGTAGCCATCATGGGAGTATTGCCACTACCGTGGAATTGCGAGACTAGGTTAGAGTTGTCGCTGATTGGCATTGCAGATTGTATTGCATGAGCCTTACCAGTATCATTAAGTATCCGGTTACCATTAGAGTCAGTACCAGAGAAATGATGATCCTCAAACGCAGGTTGCTGTTGAGCCTGTGCCTGAGCTTGTGGAGTTCCCCAATTACCTGTCGGGTTTTTAGCCATCCCGATAGTATCAAATATACCCTGCACGTAATGACCACCACTAAACGCATCCTTCGTGGTGTTGTAGTTAGACATCGCATTGCTGAAAGGATCAGCTAACGCACCGATAGTACGTTGTGCGATAGTCTGTTGAGGAGACTGTGACGCGTAGTTACTCGACGTAGCAGAAGGATTGTACTTCTTGTTATTCGCGTCGTCTACATAGCTAAGGTCTTGTGCAGTCATAGTCTTATGCTTCCTTTAAGTTAGCAACCATATTAGTGTAACGGTTGAGGGCAGATTCTTTCTTCCCTTCCTTGATATCTTTCACACAGTCCTGCACGACAGAGTAGATGTACTTCAGCTCTTTGTCCGTTAGCATTGGTACAATAGAGGGTGCAGTCTTGTAGTATTCTACCACTAAAATCGCAGGTACATACTCGTCACGGAACTTACGCAAGACTTCCAACTCCTCGCAGTTGTCAGGCAATCCCATGTGTTGGCAACAAGCAGTGGTAAGGTAACATCCACCTGACGCAGCAGTAGTATTACCCTTCGATGCACCTGCAACACCAGCGACTTGGTTACCTAACGATGAACCAAACGAGAGAGGGGCAGTGAGAGTACTATTCGCTTGTGTCGGATTGAACTGTGACAAACCGAAATTGCCAGCAGTATTACCAGAGCCAAGTGCTGTACCTACAGGATTAACTTGTGTCTGTTGGTTAGCAGATACCCCACCAGCAGCACCAAGAGCTGACCCTAATGCCATCCGTTTACCTTGCAGAGCATTGCCAAAGTTCATTGCGTTTGACACAGCGTTAGTAGCATTGTCAAGTCCAAGGTTGCCAGTAGCATAGTTCGACTGACCTAATGAACGTTCAACAGCAGATTGTTCCCCACCAGATAGACCGTTGAGATTGATACTATTGACAAGGTTAGTCGCTTGTCCGTTCGACGCTGCCTGTGCAGGATTAAGTAGCTGGTTTAACCCAGCACCTTCCATTGCAGTTATTGCACCGTTACCTGCCAATAGCTGGGCTTGTCCACCGGCTGCTTGTTGAGAAAGGTTAATCCCAGACTGAGCATAACCGGGAGCATAAGCGCCTAGCTGGTTAAGTCCAGACTGTGTATAGATCGGGTTAGCACCAGCAGCAGCACCGGCTAACGTAGAGGATACAGCAGGAGCTTGTCCAACAGTCGTAGCTAACGATTGGGGTAAGTATTGGTCATACAATGCCAGCATTTGTGCTGGTGTAGCTTGGGGAGTGGTAGTACCGTTAGAAGATGAGCCTGACATAATAGGTTAAGATAGTTTGGTGTAGAGTTTGTTAGTGTTAAACTTACGGTGAGAACCGTGACGTATAGCTTCTAGTTTGAAATCTGGCCATTGTGTTCTAGCTCTTTTTGCAAAGGCTTTGAGGTTATGAATAGTCATTGACAAGTTCTCTGTTACAAACAGTATCTTCTGCGTATCATCTTTGATAGCAAGAATCATGCCAGATATTTTATTGTCAGAATCAACACAATAGAAGAGAGTCTCACCCTCGATACCCTCCCTAACCATTGACGCAATACGAGGTTCATCTATACCGATGAACGTAGTAGTCCCTCGGTTGAGCAAGATGAAATCAACGAGATCACCGACAGTAAGATATTGTCTCATCGGCCAGTAATCCTGTAGGCGTAGTTCCAGTCACGACCGAAACCTACACGATGGTTCATGATGTCGTGAGGGTGTGCGCACATAGAAACTACGTCGTCAGTTCCACGATTAGCATCTTCGTGGATCTGTGCGAGAGACTGGTTAGCTTTCTGATAGTAGGACATAGCTAACTGAGGATTGTTCTGCTCTTCGTAATACAGTTGGAGACACTTGTTAACAATGATATTATCGTATCCAACAGCTGGGAACTCGTCATTATCGTTAGAGAACTGTGGGAGAGACTTCTTGTACAACACCTCTACCCAACCGAGTAACGGGTTAATGTTCGGTGGATACCAAGGAGACGTAGAGATATCAACAATCTGGAAAGACGCTTTGAGTTCGTCGTTCGGTATGTAAGATAGCTGGTTACCGTCAATGTCTGACAAGATAACATTGTACTGACTCACAGTAGTTTTCGTCAGCGCTTTTACGTCTAGATACTGGTTAACTGTAGTGACCGAAGTTGCAGACATTACTACTGTCTCTGTACGATTCGATGATCCAACTGCCGGCCCTGAGATGTTAACTATCACTGGTGGATTCTCCACAGCAGCAACAGTTAACACTAAGTTCGATTGGTTAGCTAACGAGGTTTGTAACGTCTGTAACCCTTTCACTCGCCAGTTCTTCCAGTCGCCTTCCCAGTTAAACTGGTTATACCGTGGACGCATCTGTGAGAGAGTCAACGCTTGGTGACTAGAAGCTTCTCGCATAGCCCGTATCTGTCCGACTCCGTGAGGTAAGGATAAAGTTTGGTTCGGATTGATCTTAAAGTATTGCTCTTCAAGACAACCAGCCATGTCAGACATATGGTAAAGTTCGGTGGCTGCTTCGTTAACGAACCGGAGCAACACGTTACGTTCACCTGACGTTGACGGGTTCATACCCATCTTAGCACCGACTTGATCGAGGATGTATTTTAATGCCATAGTGTTAGTTAGTTATGACTGCTTGAGTTTTGAGAGGTTGCATCGGTGTGGAGTCGATAGTTGTGATAGAGGTAGATGAGAGTGAGGCCCCACCAGTCCAGCTGAGTACAATGAATGCTTTCCAACCCTGCTGAGCATTCGGGAAAGAGAACAGGATGTTGTTAGTCTGCGTACCAACGTCAGTACCGATAGGAGTACCGACGTACACATTAGCTGGTGGTACGTACTCGAATGATTGAGTCTGTGAGTGGTCGAGACGGTTGTTAGTGAACAACGAACAAGTGACAGAGTAGTCCTTCGTGATGTTCGTCAAGATCATACGAACTTGTGACACCTTTAACTCTGCTTTCGGATTTTGCTCACAAACTGCACCCAATCGTACTGTAGCGATATCCTGTGTCGGAGCAGCATAAAGTTGCACAACACGGTCATCATCTGTTATCGCATACAGAGCTAACGTGTCAATCGTAATAGCTGCAAACTGTTTCGCAGCATGACCGCCTAACTGCGCAGAGTCGAATGATACCCAGACCGAGTTGATAGTATCGTAGATCATTAATCCATAACCGAGAGCAGTCTTGACAGAGAAGATAGCGTAATTGTCGAATCCGATTGCTGCACACCAACCAGCTTGTGACGTGATGTCGAACATGGACGATTGGTAGATGTTCGTGAAGAGT